AAATTACCCGCTAAATCAAGTAATTCATAACCTAATTCTGTTAATTTATGCACAACAAATCTTATATAATCTTCATTTCCTTTAATTGTTATTTTATATTCATATCGTGCCATACCTCTTTCATCAAGAGTTGAGGCTGCTTCCAATATCTGTTTTTCTATTTCTTTTAAAATACTTTGTGCATTTAATGCTAACTGAGATAATTCATAAGCTTCTTTTGCAGATAACATTACATCTCCTAAATATGGAGGGCGCAACAGCTGATACAAACTGTTCGATCACAGCAGTCATTCCGGATTTCCAGCTGTATATTGCCCATTGAATGAAAAGCCCAGCACATCAACCTGCTTCGCAAGTAACAACAGGTTAAGAAGTCACACAGATATCCGTGCTGGCTTCTCATATAAGATAGCTCAATTTCCGAAATTACCGCGAACCAATTCTCTTTTCTTTCTTGTAAACTTCTATTTGTTTTGCAAGATCAGGAATCATACGCAAAACTTCTTGACGAGTTTGTCGACTTATATCTCCAGTAATACCGAGATTTATATTTACATTGCTTTGATCAACCTGATCTACAAGTGGTGTAACGGACTGGATGTTAGACGATGTACCGACGCCACCACCATCAGCGAATTTACGAGCGTTGCCACTGTTAATCGCTTCAAGAATTGGACGGAATCTTCGTGTAGCACCCGCATTAACGACATATTCACCGTGGGACAGCAAAGCAGGAACGCTGTCAGAGTACCCTGTTCCAACACCATTGATTGCACCCCCTTCGGCGCGTCGTTGTGCAAACATCGAAAAGATTTTCAAAAGATCAGGTAATTTTTTCAACATTGCATCTATTTGTTCTTTGAAGGTTTTTGTGGCAGTTTCAGCTGCATTACCTAAAGCTTGTTGTCCTCCGCCTGCAGTATTTCCACTGCCCGAAGCACTTCCTGCCATACCAGCAACCATACCAAGAAGTGAAGCACCTGTAGATATATCACGCCATTTATTTGCTTCACCCATATCAGGTTTAATTTCTGGCATCAGACTTCTGGATTCTTGAACGCTTGAACCTAACGCATTGAGCCCTACGCTTGCTAAAGCTTTTGCATCAAAGTTCTTTGCAGAATCTTCAAAACTAGATGACCACAGATCGGATAAATTCGTTGAATCAAACTTAATTCCTGGTTCGCCACTCGTCCCAGAAGTGAACAAATTGCTCCAATCTACACCACTGGTCGAATCAAGTTTTATATCAGGTACATCGATCTTTATACCTTGTGTGCTGCCAGTTCCACCAAATAAATTCGACCAATCAATTCCACCGGCTGCTGTAGTTGCAACACTTCCGAGATCGAACTTGATCCCAGAACCTCCACCCATACCTCCGCCAGATATATTTATATTCTGAGTACCACCTGCTCCACCGCCTGTACCAGCAAATCTCAAATCATTTGCAGCTTGAGTCAATGCCGATGCTGCTAAATTCAAATTATTTGCACTGTTGATAAGTTCAGTACCAGAGAAACTCATACTTTGAGCTAAACGATCAAGATTTGCTTGATCAAATCCATATTTATCTTCACCACCAAGGAAAGCATTTTTAAAATCAACTGCTGAACTTGTTGGATAACGCGTTGGTTCTATTGATTTATCTGCAGTACCAAACAAAGCTGATGCTGCATTCTGACCAAGTTTAAATATACTTTCAAACATGAAATTACCACCACGTCCGGTTATACCAGCGCCAGTAGTAAACCCTGTAATTAATTGATCCCACATCATACTTACATATTTATCTAAAAGATCTTTACCAAAATCTTTCAGACTCTTCTTACCCATTAATACTTCTTTCAATCCATCAGTAAATGAATCTAATAAATCTTTACCCCAATTTTTTGTAAGATAATTCAGTTGTGTGGAATAAAGTTCAGCTTGGTCTTTTAGTCTTGCTAATGCTTGCTCTTGTTCAAGTGTAAATTTTCTAATTGCAGCAGGATCATTCGCAAATTGTTTTAATCTTTCAGGATCAAATAATTTTTCATATTCAAGCATTCCTTCATATAATTTTTGATCAGCTAATCTAACCACATTAACGTCAATACCTAATTTGCTTGCTAATACTTCTGTCTTTTGTAATCGAGTTGCTTCTACTGAACTTCTTAATTGTTCTTGAAGTTGTTTTAATTCTAAAGCATATTTAGCATATTCATCAACTGTTGCTAATCTTAAATTCTTTTGTGCTTCAATTACTTTTTCAAACAGATCTTTCTGCTGTTGTGTGAATTTAAATTGCTGAGGTTCTAATGTAAATCCTAAATCTGCGCCAGACAGTATATCTGCATATTCAGAACCCTTACGGTATTCTTTTTGCATAGCTTTAGTAAATTCTTCTCGCCATCTCTTTGCTATTTCTTCAGCATCTTTTGAAAAATATCCGCTTTCGATCATCATACCACGTTTGATGTATTCTGTCAAACCTTGCTTAATCTGCTCTGGAACTTTTTCATATTCCAAACCAACATCACTCAATGCTTGTTTAAAATCACTTTCTGTAAGTTTAACAGAATTAACCATATCAGTAAAAGCAATTTGAACTTGTTCAAGATTCTTTAAGTTTGGAACATGCTCGAAAGCTTCCAAAACCTGCATCATCTTAGTTGCAACACCTCTATATCTATCTAAATTCTTATAAAATTCTCCAATACTAACTTGTAATCCTGAACGACTCAAAATATCGCTAAGTTTTGTTTCTTCAAACAATTTACTAATTTGATACTCAAGTTCTTTTAACTCTTTACCTAAAGCAACCTGAGCACCTTTTGCTAAATTTGGTACGCCAATCTGTAAACCAATATCATATTGTCTTTGCGCTAATTTTTCAAAAGTACGAAGATTAGCACTGGAAAGCTTTGAAATTTCTTGTGCACTCTTTCCTGATATTGCAGCAAGTCGATCCATCCATTGTGTTGGAAGGTTTTCTCTCTGTACATTAGGATCTCGTGCATACGCACCTTTACGTTGCTCAATTTGAACAGCTAAACGACGAGCTTCACTTGCATAACCTTCAGCTTCTGCTCTCAATTCTGCTTGTCGGGTAATATCTTTTTCTATTTCTAATAGACGAGTTGCTTGAACAGCAGCCTCTTCCATTTCTTTTCGTTTACTTTCAAGAGGAAGAATATCAGGTGAGCGAAGTGCCATAAAAACACTTTCAAGATCATTCAAATTAAATATCTGTTTAATTGCATCAACCCTACTTATTTCATTTAATTGATCTTTTACATCACGTAACAAGTCTTTCTGACGTTGAATCAATTTCGCAGTTAGATCTTGTACATCTTTTCCTTTACTTGCTTCTACTGCAATTTGATATTGTAAAGCTTTTATTTCTAATAATGGACCACGCATTCTTTCAAAATCTTTAATAGTAACCATTGTTCTCAGACTTTCGTCCAAGGGTTCTACACCAGAAAATTTCAAAGCTAAATTCAACTTGTCAAATGCTGATAATCCTGAAAATTCAATATTTCTAAAGAATGCAACCATTTGTTCATTTACTTTTTCCAACCAAGCTGCATCACTATAGCTGTCCAATGCTCCATTAATAATTTTATCAATTTCCATCTGTTGTCTTGCAAATTCATCTGTCAATTGTTTCAAATTCTTAGCAACACCAGGTGTCAAGCCTTTAAATAACTCATCTGCATTAGGTATCATTCCAGCGAAAGCTTCTTTAACACCAGATATAGAAAGTGTTTTATTTAATACATCTTTTAATTTATCCGCTGCTTCACGTGCAGCCTTATCATCTACCCACTCTTTAGCAAATTCTTTTCCAGTAGTTGCACGACCTATATTAAATAATTCTTCAACAGTAGTTACTAAATTCTTTGATAGACGAGCTTTACTACGCGCTAATTGTGCAGTTTGTTCATCAAGATATTTTGCTGTAATTTCATCAAGACTTGCTACAGTAGCTTCTGATAATCCACCAAAACTGTCTTTATATTTTTCTTGCGTTGCTTCAATATTTTTATGTAATTCTTTCATTCCACGATTCGTTTCTTCAAACTTAATCGCAGTTTCTGTAGCATTAATCCAATCAATATATGCCAATCTAAGTTTGTTAATTGCTTCTGCATGACGTTGTACATCTTGCGTGGATACAGTAATTTTACTCCCATTAACAATATTATTATAACGTTTGATTTCATCAAACAAAGCATTATTAGCTGCTCTTACATCTTTAGCAAATTCTTCAGGAATATTACCTTCCATCAAACCTTGTCTTAATTGCTCATAACGTTGCGGTACACCGAGATCTCTTCCGAGTTCCATACCTTGACGTCTTGGAGCCATTACTTGTTCTTCCATCCAATCACGTATCTTTTTAATATCTTGAGCAACCTGACCTGTAAATGAATCTAATGGGCCTTCATAGTCTTTACCCCAAAGTCCATACCACCACGTTCTTACTGCATGTGACATTCTCGCCGGCAAAGCCAGCATCCTTTGGAAATTCTTATAAAATTCTTCGAAGAAAGCGCTAGTGTAATCAAATAAAATTGTTATACTAGATTTAACTGCTTCTAAACTCTCACCAATCACTCCTGGCATTGCATTAACTAAATTTTGTCCTATCATTTGATCTAAGAAATCTAATAAATTCCATTCAGCAAATGCTTTATCAAAACTCCCTTCTACCAGTTTCTTAGCATTAAATTTAGAAGCATTATCAACTATTTTCTCAAGACTCTTGTTCGCCTCTGCAAATGCTTCTTCATCTCTATACCCAAATATCTCAAGTTCTTTATTAAGTTCATCAATCTTTTTAGCTTGTTCTACAAATCGTGCATCAAAAGCTTTCTTTTGATTTTTAGTCATTCTTGAAAAATCGATAAGACCATAAGCAGCACCAAAATCTCTTGTAGCACCTGCCATATTAAGCTTACCAATTTCTTTTTCCATTTTACGTCTAGATTTTTGCTGTGATTCAAACATTTCTTGTTGTTTATCTTCTATAAGTTTTTGATATTCTGTATATGTACCAGTAATTATTTCATATGCTAAACCAATACCAAGACCTGTTAAAGCTGTTTTAGCAAATTTTACAAGCGTAAGCCCGCGCATAAAAGCAACAAGGCCACCACCAGCTTTTGCTATTGAAGAACCTAAACCTGTAAATACAGAACCAAGTCTTGCAACAGCTGGTAAACCTTTCGCGCTTACAAGTAACGTAGTAAATTTACCAAATACTGTACTAACAAGAGGAGCAGCTGCTATCACCCTGAAAGTACGTAATACCATTGCTTGAAATACACCAAGTCTCAAAGTCGCTATCATAATCATTGTATTTAAGCTCTTTACTATACCCGTCATTAAATCTGTCCAATAACTGTGTGTAATAATCTTTACCAACATTGTTGCAAACATTCTAAGTACTTTACTGCCAAAAGCCATGACTGCTGCGCCTGCTATTGCAAGCTTAGTCTTCGCTTGAGCAGCAATTTGCTCAAACAAAGTAGCCGCAGTTTTATAAGTAGTAGTACCAACAATCGCTGTTTTCATTGTCTTACTAAATATAAGTATTTCCAATCTAACTAAACGAATGATATTACGAACTCTTTCCATTCCAAGTACAAATTCTAAAATAAAAGGCATAGCAACTATTACACCTTCTTTCACTCCGAAGAATGCTGAGGCAAGATTATAGGTAATAAAAGCTCGGAATAATGAACCAAATTTTCCAGAAATACCTGACATCATGCCAAAACCCATAGCTCCACCGATTTGCTTGGCAGCCGCTACTTGAGCCATTCCAGCTGCTTTTGTGGCAGCTTTCATTTGTGTGGCAAATAATCCAGTCATTCCATTAATAGTAACTAACCAATAAGCTTTGAATGAATTAAAGAAAGGCATAAATGAAGCAATTTTTAAGAATACAAGAATATTGGCAACAAACTTTGAACCAATTAACTTACTAATTCCTGTAAACTGATCAACCCAACCAAGGGTCATCTTGGTAAAAGTCTGTAAAGCTGTCATATAAACATTTACGATTACTTGAATAATAGCTTGAGAAAGAATCTTTAAAACAACACCGAGACTCTTCATCAAAGCCATAGTAGCTTGTTCACCTAACAAAGCATCTGTCAAGTGAATAATCATTGATAAACCTAATGTACGCCCTAAAATCGGGCCAAAATCACCCATATCTTGAACTAACTTTTTACTCATCAAAAATACAAAACCTGTAATTATTGCAGAAGAAGAATTACGTAAATAATTTAATATTTTATCTACTTCTGTTTTAGCTTTTGATGTTGATTTAGGATCAAACATCTGACTAAAAAAGCTGGCAGTTCTATCAACTAATTTTGCAGCAGTATTATTAACAGTTTCAAAGAATTTAATTATATTATCTGCTGTAAATTTCTGAGTAAAACCAGAAAAGAAATTCTTCATAGTACGAGAGACTTTCTTCATCATTCTATCGATCGTATTAAGCATCTTATCAAAATTCTTTCTAAACGTATCAAACATTTTTACAATAGCGTTACTAATTGAATCGAAAATCGAAATAAATGTTTTACTAACAGTTTCACGATATCTTTCTGTATCATCCATTAAATCTTTAAATTTTGCTCGTATAAAATTCCATAAAGCAATAAAACCTTCTTTAGTTTTATCAATCCAATTTTTTTGCATATTGAGTGAGCTAAACATACCCAATACACTTTCTTTAAATGAATCAAGGTAATTACCCATCTTCGTCCACATCTTTAACCATTTATTAATTATATCATCACATAAGTCAGTCCAATAGCTGTGACCAATTACTTTATCATAAATATTCGCAAATACATTAATTACTCTTGCACCAAAACTGCCAACAGTAGCTAAAGTGTCATAAGCAGTAATATCCCAAGTTTTTGTGATCATTATTCTTAATTTATTTAAATGACCTGCAATTTCAATAAATACTTTTCTTACTTGTTCATATTGTCTGGTAAAATCAAAAGTATCAGCAAGACTATACATGACTTTATCAACAACTGCAACTATTTGCATAAATCTTTTATGTATTTCTGCTAATACTGTTCCTACAACTGACAATAATGACATAAATCCTTTTTTAAACTTTTCATAACCTTTTGTCAAATCAAATTTATCTAAAATAGTAATAAATAAAATATCAATTTCTTTTAATAATGCAATAAAATTTTTCTTTATTTCGATAAGCATTATATTCAAGTTTGATGATACTAAAAGATTTTTGAATATATTTTCTGACCCTAAAGCTTTTGTTAACCACTGAATACCTTTTGTGAATGCTAAAATCAACTCATTGATAATAATTGGGCCAACTGTCGTTACTGCCAATGTAAGACCGTTGACAAGTTGCTTGGAGAAGCCCTCAATATTCATGAGCTTCACAAGATCACCCTCATATCGTATTTTCTTTATTGTATCCCAGAATCTAACGATCAGTTTCTCAAATACACCTTCATTTACATCAAAGAAACCTATGTATCCTTGTCTGTAATCATTTAATTCTGAGAATCTTGCTTTAAGCGCAATAATTCCTTTATTTACGTTATCTACTGTTTTATCGACAAATTCATTAAATGCAGCAAGAGGTCTCGTAATACCCCTAAACTGAATTGTATTATTTAATTCACCCATTCTAAAACTAAGAGTATCAATAATACTAGTTATTGCTTTACCAACGGTTAGATTAACATCTTTAAATGTAGTTGCAGTCTCTTTTTCTACTTTCTTTAATGCTTTAATAATTGCTTCTGTTGTTACCGAGCCTTCAGAAGCTGCAGTTCGTAATTCATTAATTGTTATACCCATCCCCTTTGCAATTGCTTGCGCAAGAGAAGGTAATTGTAACATCACAGAATTTAATTCTTGACCTTGCAATTTTCCAGCAGCAAGTGCTTGAGCAAATTGCTCCAAAGCATTACTGGAAGATTGTGCAGATACGCCCGCTATTGCTACTAATCTATTAATCGTCGTAATTGTTTCTTCTGCAGTTTTCAAATTTGATGCTTGTGCTAAACGTGAAAACACAAGCACAGTGCTCTTCATTGAAGTTTGAGTTTGACGAGATACAGCAAAAAGATCTTTTAATTTTCTTTCTGTTTCTTCAGCTTCAACACCAACCAACCTGAGTCGATTGCCGAATGTAGTATAATCATCAAGAGATTTTACAACTAATCCGCCAATCAACAAAGTATTCAACATTTTTACTGCTGAACCTAATTTATTGAAAGCAGATGTTGCTCTATTGACTCCAGATGTATCAATTCGTGAAGATGATCGATTTAAACTTTCTACAGATTGACCTAATTGTGCTACTTGTTTTGAAAATTTATCGTCAAAAACTTTGAATTTTATATCAAGTGCATCTTTTCTTATCTTTGTTAATTGATCATCAATGTTTGCTAATCGCGAATCAATTTGCGCGGTTTTCGCTTCTAAAGGTATAACAAGTTTAGACATTTTCTTTTCTTAACACCTCCTCTACGAATCGCGTCCTTTCTTCAACCTCTGATGCGTAAGGAGCGTGATTAATAAAAGCACCTGGAGTTTGTTCCCACGAGTTACGAAGATGACCTGTATCTACTGGAGTATTCGCTACAATCTTTTTAAAAGTCTCTCTTGCATGTTCACTTACTCGATCACTGAAATTGTCATTATTTCTGGCCACGTTCAACCTCCTCAAACTTTGCGCCACCTTTGGCACGTTTAGCCATTTCAAGAATTGATTGTGGTACAGAATACATTAATCCGTCATCATCTTCTTCAATCTTTGTCTTATCAATTTCAATTTGTGATTTCTTTCCTTCTTCTAATAATTTAAGTCTTGGAAGAACCTTTTCAGGATCTTTTACCCCAAGACATCGTAATATAACAGATATACTTTGATCAAATTCATGTAATGGAGGTCTTCGTCGAAAATATTCCAACCAACCTAGAAATTCCGGATAGGGCATATGCTGCTTTATTTCGCAAACATATCTCCCTAACCGGAATGCGACTTCGTGATACTCTAGGTCAATATCACCTAAGCGTTTTTTGCCTCGCCCTCTTTTTCATCATTCTTTACACCATTATCTGTCATCACTGCGTTAATCAAATTATGCAACGTCTTGAATGACAGATGTTTCTTTGCTTCTTCAAGCGTAGTACCATCATCATGAATTGCGTGTTTGAATAAGAATTCGATAAATGCATCTTGACGCTTCTTATCATTTTCAAATTGAGTATCGTTAAGTCCTTGCAGTTCTTCAACTTCATTCACAGTAAGATAGTATGCAGAGAGAATAATCTTCTCTTTCTTGCCATCAACTTCGACTGGAAGATCGTGGGTGATGCGTTCCCCAAAAAGGGCTTTGAGTCCTTTCAAATTGCTCATGATTGCTCCTTGGCTTGAGCCGATGTAGGAAAATGTGATTGGAACCTTCCAATCGCTGCTTTCAAAACGTTTATATCAAAATCATTTGGTATGGATTCAACGAGATTCTTGATTGAGGTAAGATATAATAAGGTCTGTAATGCCTCTTGCGATTTTTCAACGCTCAGATCATCCAGCCTAGCGACAGTCTTATTCTCTGAAAAGCTAATAGCCTTCAGCATATGTCGCTTGGTTTCTGCCACTACGAACGCCTTATCAAAAGGGATTTGTTCAGCCATCTTAATCGACGGTGTAAAGACCAAAGAACTGCGATTGAATAGATACTGTATATGTGCTCTGGTCAGCGTCAGTCAAGTTCGGTTGAACCGTCGTTGCTTCAAGCTTTCCGAAGAAATAATAAATCGAGTTACCAACTGTACCCACACCTGCACTGGTTGAAGCATACTGCGTAGCACCAACACCGGAAGGTTTGGCTTGCAGAATAACGACACGGAACAGCTTCAACTTGCCGTCACCAACCGCACCACCAATAATGGTAGCTTCATCAAGCTCGGAGCCAACAAAGTTGACGCCAAGTTCGAACGAGATTGGGTCAGCCTGACCCTGCACCTGGACGGACGTCGGTTGTCCGAAGACAGGAACGTTGATCAGGTTTGGCGGAGTACCGAGACCAGGGAATTCACGAATATTGCGCAGACGCACAAAGTTGCCATCAGCGGCAGCACCGCCAACGTTCGCAACTTCGGTCGCAAACATTGCATCGAGATCATCTTGACGAGTACCAGAAAGTTCAATTTCTTCAATAGAGGGAAGCAAGGCGGGGTTAGCCATCGAGAGGATGGTGTACATCCCTGCGCCAATTGATTGTGAGTGAGCCATGCTCAATCTCCTGTAACGTAATGTTGGAAGTCAATGATATACGTGTAAATTACTCGTGCATCATTTTTTGTACCTGAAGACGCGTACAGATTTCCGCTAAATAATTGCGTTTGTACTCCGGAGGTGTTATCACCGAATGTCTTCCTTGCCAGAAAATCTTCTAGCAAATCTCCGATTTCAGCTGGTCTTCGATTACCAATATCTTTAGTAACAGAAATATCGACCCGCAATGTTCCTGCTACTGATTCTAAATTTACACCTTCTTTATCCCATGATGGTATAACTCTCACAAACTCAGCTTCGGAATCCGAATCAGCATTATCCATGACTGTAGGGATTCCGTGCCTTGTCCATTGAGATAAACCAAAAATAGCTTGTATTTGATCTTGACTTGTAGTAAATTTACCCACTGCCTTTCATCTCAACAACTGTCAGAAGATATACAACGATATCATCCACAATCGGCTTTTCAATTGCAAAAGTTCCATAACCTTTAATATCAATCCTGTCGTACAGATACATATCTGTAACTCGGTCTTTTTGTATTAGCAGTTCAAGCGATCGTAATTTATCATCATTGATTTCATCTCCTTGAATTAATGCAGTTAAAGTTTGAGAAATCTCTCGCTTTTCTACTGCACCAGATTGCATGTTGACATATCGGTCATTTGTACCTCGAAGGGTTATCTCGACCTCAATATCTTTGAACACTCGAAAGATGATATCAACTGCTTTATTTAAAGTTTTCTTTAACTTCATTAATTAAATCTCCAGACTTCGACAGTTCTACCTGGCCATCTTGAAAAATCAATATAAGGATCAAGTAAATCCATAACACGAGAAGGAAAGACTCTCGCGCTATCAATATCTTCAAAAAACTCAACTTCAGTCTTCGCAGATCTGACACGCTTGATTCTCTCAGTCTCTTGATCAAGTACTGTTTCATTACTCAATAAATTGAGCGCAAGTTCATAACAAGCTTTCTTTATATTTTTTGGAAATTCAGCATCACCGTCTCGTTTTAATATCCTCGGCCATTCGAACTCTTGGTTCTCTGACTCTCGTCGTCCAAGCCAAGGAATTTCTTCCAATAGCGTTGTAGCAGTGCTCAAAGCTTGAATACGTGTTTGACGGCTTGCAGTTTGCCATGCTTCTGAATATAAACGTAAATCAAAGTAACACTGAGCTTCCTCAAGTGTTACGTATGAAGAGATTGCATCCATAATGTGCCCTCAATCCAGTGAAGCGTCCGAATGCGATCAATGCTCTTCTTAGCTGTGGAAAATTGTAAGAATACGACAATTGAGCATATTCTTAAAATTACGTTCGAAATTACCAAGAGCATCTGCAACTTGAGTACTACCAGTAGCATCATCAGGAAGAGACATGAGTTGCCCTTGTCCGCCATTGACACCACTATAATCGAGATATTCTGCGAATCGTTCTTTTGCACCACGCCAGTTGTAAGCATATGGATGAAGTACATAAGCCCAACGTGCCCACAGTTGACGAGAACCCGCGCCCTTGTACGAGGAAGCCGCACTCTCGATTTCAAAAGGAATCGAATACGGCTGGGAACGCCAAGAGAACGAACCGGGAAGTACCAGATAAGAAACCTTCTTACCAACGATTTCACGACCAGTGGCTGCAGCAGTGTTGATTTTATTGATTTCACCTTCTGACAATCCCATGCGCGCCCGTGAAAGAGCAATGCGGAATTTGCCGTTATAAAACGTTTCTAAATCAATTTGTCCATCACGCACTTTGTCGTCTTGAATCAAGTTCGCTTGACGTAAAGCAGTGATAGTACCGAGATCACTCATAAAATACATATAGGGGGATTCATAATCTTTCCATGCTTTGGAAATAACTTCAACCAGAGGATCAGCCAACCAAGCACCACCAGCGCGATCGCTCGCACGTTTGGCAATAAGTTGGTTTGCACCAAGGTCAACATAGAAACCATAATTAGGATCAAGAACATCATTCGTAAAGGTTTGACCACCAGCACCTGTGACACCCTTAATAGCTTCAGTGATGGAAATACCCTTCAACTGAGCCAGCAGAGCGGCATTGTGATCTTTTTCTTGAGCTTCATTGATATTTGCAGTTAAAGAAAGGAAGTTATCCTGCGTACGAATGATATCACCCGCAACGATGTGCGAACGACCATAAGTCGCAAGACGTTTTACATAATCACCGAACTGTTCATGCTCACTGGACGTATCGCCAGCAGCAGGATTGGTAATAGAACCAGTATTGATAACGATATCATGGTGATCACGCCACGAGAGCTGACCAATAAAGGTTTCGCTACGAGCGGGAATAGTTTGATTATCGACGACCATGCCCGTACCAAAAAGGCTACGAGGTTGATTGAAGAAATTCTCAAATGTACGAGTGAGAAGGGTCTGAAGAACGAGATCGTCTTGACCAATTTGTTGGAAAATAGCTGCCATCGTTTACTCCGAAGGTTGTTGGCACATCCTTTCGACAAACGTATTCCAGTCACCTGAAGCTTGTTTTAAGTCGTTAGGATCTTGTGTTGTACTGCTACCAGGAGACTTATCAGGTTGCTTTTGTACTGCAGAGGCAGGAACCTTTTTGTTTTCTTGTTGCTCAAACAAAAATGACATGGTTGGATCTTTACTTGAAGCTGCAAGATACGCACCAATATCCTTACCTTCGCTGTTCGTAAACTTCCCAGTTTTCGAATCCTGTGTAAAATTATTATCAATTTCGGACTTGAAAAATTCGCGAGCTTTTGAATTTACAAATTTACCTTTATCAAGTTCAGCATTAATAATCGAATCTCGATCAGCTTTACTCTTATGAGCCACTAATTCATTAATTTGTTTTTCTTGTTCAGCTAATTTTGCAGTTAGTTGATCATTCAAAGCTTTTGTTGCCTCAAGAAGCTTGCCTTCTTTCTCGAGTTGTTTGCGTTTGTCCTCTTCGCTTTTATCAGTAAGCTCTTTCGTGGTTTTCAAAGCTTCTTCAAGCTGCTTTTTCAGATTAAAAATTTCTTCATCTTTTTCTGCTTTTTTACGTTCTTTCTCTTCTTCCTCTTTCTTTTTCTTCTCTTCTTCCAATTTCTTCAGTTCTTCTTCAGTCATGTCAACCTCCAATGCCATACCACGATCGATTTGTCGTGAAATCTGCGGCGTTGAACTTTAAGAAATCCTCAATGGACAAGATATCGGATTCCCTTAACAATTTACCCCCAACCTTAGATCTACCAGGTATAGGGATAAGCCCCTTCTCGATAGCGGTGTTTAACCACTTGTCATATAACTCTTTCGGAAGGCCTCTTTTACGCATTTCATCAAGGGTAGCTTTGATCGAATTGGACGATAGTGCCCGCTTATACAGATCATAAAGAGCAAGTTTGGCTGCGTTTAAATCCTCTACGTTCGTGAAAAATGCATCGTGAACAGTTGAGGTAGCAATACCATTCTTCTTTCCCCATAGATGAAAACGTTTTACAAGTGTAGCGTCATTTGAGTGATTACCATTCACTCCGTATGCTGTAGCTGCCTTGTTCACATCTGCAATATCATTAAAAGTATTTGATGTATCTAACAAACTCTCCCAGAGAGTTGGTTCTGTTTTCTGAGATACTTGTACAATATTTCTTGACCATGTACCATCCTTATTTTTATAAGACAGTAATTCGTCAAAGCGTTGTGTGAATTTCTGTTCTAAAGTTTTATTATCCCAATTAACCCAAGGTACTTGCGTCCATTTTTTTGGCAAGTCATCTTTAAATCCAAAATTAAATTTCCATAATGTGCTCTTTCCACCAGATATATTTAAGCCGTCAATCACTGGATATTTAATTTCTCCAAACTTAATTTTAAATTCATGTCTTCTGAACGAATTCGTTTTTACTCCGAGCAGAAAATCGGCAAGAGTGCCGTTTCTATCCCAAAATGCAAACTTCTGCATTGTACTTTCGAGCATACTCTCATGTTTTAAATCAAAAATCCACATCAAAACTTTACGAATAATTGGATTATTAACTACTTTGCCCATTTCATTTTGGCTTAATTTAGGACGAAGACGCCCTTGAAGTATATAAGTTTTTAATATTTCTGATAAAGCATAATCTGATTGTCTTGGATTTGCAAACTCTAAATAATCTTTAGCTAAACCACCGAAGAACTTAGTAAAATCTTGGAGAATTGGAGCACTCTCAGCAAGATATTCACTCATAATTGCAGCAACTTTCTCGAAATCAGCTGGTGTAATAATATCCAAATATTGTAATGACATTTTGTTTAAAAAGTCTCTGGAACTCGAAGATAAGAAATACAACTCCTCCATCAAATCATCTCCAGGGCTGAGACCTTTGCGGAGCATATCTCGAATATCTTTTCTCAAAGCCATCAATTCTTCATATTTACGAGGATCACTTCTTTTGTATCGAGCGGCAAATGCTGAAATCTCGTCTAATACTTTACCCATATTGTCCGAGGAAACTATTAGACGGTCTCCCGTCTTCGAGAGAGCCTTAGATAGTTTTGCCTCCACATTCAAAGCACCAGTTTTTTTACCAGCACCGTAGAATGTAACCATGTTCTGTGCTTTAGCAGCTTTACGAAGATCTTTTTCTGAAAGCATCGATCGTTCATTTAATCTTCTAAATCTTGCATCTTGAAATGTTAATGAAGCTATTTCATCATAAAGACGGCGTTTCTGATCTGTCATAATAACATTTGACATAGAAGCTAATTGTTTATTTCTTGTAGTTAATGCAATAATTTGAGCACCAGATGAAGAAGCATCTTGCTCAAGAGCCAATCCAATTCTAAATCCTTGCAATCCTGTAAGTCCTTTTTCTGTATATAAAGCTTTCACATAGCCAACTTGCTCATATGGTTTAATTTTATTTGCAATACGTAAATGTTCATCTATTTTTGATAATTCTAAAGCGAAGCGTAATACTTTTGCTTGATCTTCACCATCAATAAAACCATAAATCTCACTTGACAGAATCTTCCGGATCGCATTTGGCTTTCCGTTTCTTAGATCGTAACCTAGTTCTATTAGTTTTGGACGCCAATACTCTGCAATTTTTTGTCTTCCCACAACTGTTAGTGAATTCCATGACCTCTCGAAGTAATCATCTAATCCACCTAATACAGAGCCAATATGGTCTTCAATAATTCTGAAGCCGGTTGGTGTTAATTGCTTTCGTGTAGCTGTATTAAGATATGGACGGAAACCCTCTCCAGCCTGCGGACCAATAAAACCTCTTTCATAAATGCGCGCACGATGATCAATAAAAGGAATATTACTAAATGCACTATCGCGTTTCACAAGCCATTCCATAACTTTAAAACGTTCATAAGCATCTTCGCGACCTGATATATATTCTTTATACGTATTTAATGCATCATAAAAAGCTGCTTTACCTTTATCATCTTTAAACATTAATAAACGCACCATTGCATCATGAAAATCTTTATCTATTTTAAATTGTGAAGAAGCTGCCCAATTAAGGGCATTAGCTAATTCAGCATCTATCAAAGTATCAGGTACAACTGCATCTGATACAATAGATATAAAAGTATTACGATTTTTATAATCGAAATAAGTTTTATATCCTGGTTTTATATAAAGTTTTTGTTTACGATCAAGAATTGGCATTCTTAAACCGATATCTACTCTTCTACTTAATATTCCATAATCGACCAATTCTTTTTCTGTAACCCGTACAAACCAAGTACTTGTATCATATACTTGACCAAAATATTGACCAGTCATCCGTGCGTGCATCCGACGTTTTTGTACACCAAAAGTCTCTAATACAAATAGGCCTTTATTTTGATTTTTCTCTAATATACTCATTCCAAGTGTAAACCATTCGTTTCTATCACCACGAATAGCTGCAGACTGATATATCTTTTGACCTAACCATATTGCAAGATTATCGCGCTCAACTGTATCTCCTTTAATCAACTTCATAAAAAATTGCTCAATTATCTTTTGACGCTCTTCAAGTGATATTCTTCCCCAAAATTGAAAAGGTATTGATTGCGTAAACAAACCATTATATTTCATAGCAAGTATTGGCAGTCTGTTATCTTCAAAAGTTCTCATTGCTAGAATATTATCTACAAACTTCGCTGCAATTGATTCAAGATCAATCTGACCAAGTACTGGATCAACATAATTAATTTCTTTCAATCGTTTAAGAACATCACCACCTGTACGCGTAGCTCTTTCAAGCGCATCACTAATATTATGAATATCAAATTTAATTTGTGATACAGAAACTGCTTTAAAATTCTTCCAAGCTTCTCCACTTTCACGATATCGAGTAAATAAAATACGTAAATTATCTACAATAACTGCTTGCTCATTAGATGACATTTTGTTGTCTAATGACATAATAAAATTAATAATAAATTCTTTATCTTTAGACAAAAGCACTGTACTTTCTTCAACCAAACGAATTCGATTCTGTAATATCAAAGGATTAGGTGCATAAAGTCTCGGATCTTCCCAGATACGTGTAATTGGATTATATCTACGTTCTACATCAATATTTAATACCGATAATTTATTCTTTCTTTTTGTTGCAAGAGTAATGCCTCGATAGTTTGTCAAAGAGAGTAAACCATCAAGTTCTTGTGTATTTAATAAATAATATTCACGAAGATTATCCACTAAGTTCAAATTATTATATAAATCTTCTGGGGTACGAATGGACAAATCCATCATATCTAATTTCTGCTTCGCGAGGGCGAATCTTCTGGTATCTCCGACTGCTTCTGTTTCATTAAGTAATAATCTAAGACGTTGAATTGTCATTGTTTCTGTGTTGAAATTTACTTTTAACTGTCCGCTATGAAAAGCATTATAAGCTGCGGAAGAACCTAAATGCCTAAGCTGAACTTCTGTATTTTGTGCAAGTAACCAATCTTCATACGATTTAATATACGCTATTTGATCAAGAGCAGCACGTTCATCTCGATGTAAACCTTCAAGATTTCTTGTCCTGATACGATCAAGAGATTTGATCTCAGCTAATTGCTCAAAGTTTTTAACTACTGGAACACTTGCGCTACGACAATTAAAATGCAGTGGAGGTTGAAATCGCAGATCTTCAATCGCATAAATTGTACCATGATGAGAACGACATTCACCAGTAGTTCTACTATCGAGAACCGCTACAAACATCCAACCACGTAATACATCTGCATTTTCATCATATACAGCAAAATCAGCTTGATTGTGTACACTTGTCATTGCAGTGGTCGTAAGCCCAATAGATTGTGCACGAGTTATTTGATGAATACCTTGTTGTCTCAATAATAAAGCAAGTTCTTGCGGATTCATTCCTTTTGACATACCAATACGAAGAACTTGTTCCAAACGTCTTCGATCGACCATCTCAAGATGTCCCCAACCTTGCATTAATGTCTTTTCAAATAGTAATGGTCTTTTTAAAACAATATCTTCTGCAATACTCATTGATGGACGTTTTGATCGCCATATTCTTGACATAATTGATTCAAATTTCTGATAAGTATATGATATTTGATCTTTTGCCATCTCAAGTAAATCACGTTGAGAATCTGTTTTTAATGTATTAAATAATTGCGTTTGTTGTTTTCTCAATAGGTCTGCGACTTCTTTTTGTCTACTCTTATTAAGAATATCTGCAACTACTTTCGAATGATCGTCAAATACTGCTAAAGTGTCATTACGATACTTATTTTCTAAATAGCGAAGCATCACTTTTCTATCTATACTCGAATTGAGAAGTGATTGATTAAACACGAGAATTACACCATAAAAATGCTGTAGTGATCTGTATCCTCAATAAATAAATATAATGAATCTGTAAGTTTCAGCATTCTTTTCTCTTCCAACAAAATCTCAAATACTTTTTCACTCACTTTGTTTATCTGGCTCGTTTTGCTGTCCAAAATTGTCATCTTGTCTCCTTGGATTGTTTCTGGAATTCATTAATCCTCCCGCAACCATTTCATCTTCTGCGATTTCTAATTTACCTTTTTCATCATCATAGTTATCAGATATAAGTCCGTTTTGATGAAGCAGACGAAGCCATTCAGATCTCGGTACAAGGCTGCGTTCATACAAACCAGTGAAGAATTCGAGTATATCTTTGGATGTAGATTGAAGTTGGAAGTCATCAGAGAGACCGAGGTCAAACTGACCAAATGCAACATCAATCTTATACCTAAACGAAATCATAAATCTAATAATATCAGAGAATGTATTTGATATGACAGTTTGAACTGCACCAAGTTTAGCTACCTGAGAAGCATTGCGTAATTGAAGTGCTACACCAGATTGATTCCCTTCTGGAGAAAGCATTCGAATACCCATACGTCCCATTTCATCAATATTATCTGATATAGCCTCTTGCATATATTTAAGACCTTCTGTTGGCATTGCAAGATGCTCTGCTTTATCCTCTTTACCAAGATGTAACCAACGACCAAGACCTTGGCGTGTATATTTATTAATATCTTCTGCTTTTTTATCAGAATACACGATTGGCGTAAATGCTGTAGAACCGTACAACAAGTGATTTCTACGAGACATTTTGTTATACAGAGAAACGTCTTTATCTATGATTGGTTGAAGTACAGAAGTACCTGGACAAATATTACCACCTATAGGCCAAGCGGGAATAAAGTCAAGAGGTTTACCATTGTATTGAACACCCATCTTAACTGAGCCATCCCAAGACGTACCATCTTCTTTCAATACTTCAAAATTATAAATTCCATCTTTGAGTCTATGTATTGTATACAAAGGCAGCATCTCTGGGTTAAATTCATCTCTACTATCTGGATCTTGTACATAGGAACGTGTTACCAATAAAGTCAGTTGATCTTTATCACCTAACTGCCAATTGACAACATTCTCACTGTGTATATACTTAGCTCTTGGCATTTCACCATCTTCATCTGGAGTCTCTACATATACCCAAGCATGGTCAGTCTTAAGATAGTCATCAATTACTCTGGCTGCCAGTGCAAGAAAAGGCATACCATCTTCACCAAAATCACTGAGTATCCATTCACGAATTTCTTGATTCATATTGTCATCAAAACCTAATTTCATAATTGGTTCTTTACGTGTTAAGCCATTTACCACTAAGCGTGCAAATTCAGCTGCAAATCCTGGAAATTCACTTTCGGATACATAAAACTGATATTTCTCTTGTTCCATATTCTCTGAGAATGGGATCAAGAATCTATCTTTAGGCGATGTCCCCATACTGATATCAAATGCACGAACATTATCTTGACCCGATGTAAATATTTTATTCTTTTTCCAACGAAGTGCTAACTCATTATAACTATTCTTTATATATGTGTTAGGATTACTGGTTACCATTATCGCTCACTACGTTCACGTGTATAAGTATCATAAGTACGTTCACAACCTAATCCTCTTGCTCTTGCGTCATCAAGCTCTCTCGCATACTCACTACCGAGCCTTGATAATGCGACTGACATGTCGGCGTGCAAATCGGCAAGTTTTCTTTCTGTCTGAATTGCTGCGGCATTTCGGGTATTGTCGATATCGACTTGACAGTTGTTTCGCATGCGCTCAAGCTGCTTATCATAAGAACTACGCAAAGTAATTTCAAACTTTTTGAGTTCATCTTCAACATTGACTGCTTCCTCTCGTATTACGTCTTGGGTTTTAGCGTGATCTTCTGTAATTTTAATAACTTGATCTTTTTTATCTGACAAGTCCGCTAGTACGCGAACTTCTTCTTTTAACTCAGCTTTTTCAACTTTTGCTTTATGATCAAAATAGCCTTTCCAGTATCCGCCTAAGGAGCAAAGGACTGCGATCCCGATGACGAACAATAATTTAGTACTGAGTGACATGTATCAACCCTCCATTGAGCTCTTGTAGCCACACCTTTACATAAGAATTTACCATTTGGTAATTTTGCTATATTACAATCCTTCTTTTGATAAAAACGATATAACCAAAAAGAATCACAATATCCTTTCCAATTCCTATTCATTGCATTTTTATACATAGAGCTATTTGGTGCATAATTACTCTCACCCATATTTCCTATAAAATCAAATATAACTGCCACCGATTTATTCATAGATTCCTCATCACAACCTAAAATAGGCAGATTAGGGTATTTATTCTGAAATCGATCAAATTCTTTTGTAGTACGAATATCAAACCATTCTTTACATTCGCCTGGTGACATCCAAGGATGACTCATCGTAATAAGCTTACCATCAGGCGTCCTCGTTTCTCCTGCACAAATCGTAACTTTATCACCTGGTACTGGAATATGTGGATCTGGACGCATGCCTTCATTAACTAACCAGCCTGTCCAAAGTGTTCCCGCCAACGCACCAGTATAGGCTACGCGTTTCAATACCAAACCGCTATCAATAGCCATTCGTTTCGCTCCATCTAAAGATGTGAACTAAATTCCTTAAATTTTAAAGCCTTTCTCTCGACATCCAAAAAAGGCATCAACAGCCATCTGCGCAATCGTTTGACCTTCTTGAGTCATAGCGAACGCAGGCAATTCTCGAAGTGCAATTTGCTTAATACCGGCTACAACATTACCTCTAGCCATTGCAGCTGCCACCTCCTCTTTGTATGTATGGTAAATTTTTTCTATTCTTGGCCCATCAAGTATTTTGGAAGCTATGGCATAAGCTGTCATCAAAAGATTAAGACTTTCTAATGCACCCATTTTGCTGCGCTCTTCATTGACTTTCTTATTTTGTTCTGAATATTGATTAATCATTGGAGTTAATTTATCAAGTTTTTCTGTGAGAGGTTGCAATTGTTTATTAATCTCTTGCTGCACTGCATCATTATTCAAAGACATACTAGCAAAAGGATTACCAGGTTGTCCTGAATTGAGTAGATGCTTGAACATAGGATTATTTGCCAAACTTGACATATCGTTTTCTTGAGACATGAGGGCTTCTCCGCTTCACTTACGTTCAGTAGAAAAGGCACTCATGGTGCTCTGTTCTTGCCTAGTTTTTAGGCGTTATTCTGAGTAGATGTAGCGGTGTTTGTTGCCGTGCCGGAACCAAAGTTCACAGACTTGGAAACGTTAGTACCACTGATCAACTGTTGATTGAAAAGAGAAGCTAAAGCATTGAATTGAAAATCAGCTCGATCAGCCCTTCTACGATTCTCAGCTTCCAACAACTGCAACTGATTCTGGTTCTGATTCGAGATCATCGTAATGTTGAGTTCGTTCGTGCGACGATCATTATCCCTGTGGTCACGCTCACAGCATTGTTTCAGCTGTTCGTAAGCAATCTGCGAAGCCTGCATCGCTAAAGCAAATTGTGCCTCTTTGGTTGCAGTCACAGAAGCAAACTGAGCGCGTTCAGTAGCCATGAGTTGAGCAGCATTTGCTTGACAATTAGCAATCTGCATCTCAAAAAGAGACCGATTGATATTTGCAGCAACAGCTCCAGCAGCGGCAGCAATTTCTTGCTTAATACCACCAAGAGCCATCATCGTGTCAAAGTGCTGTTGTGTAGAGCTGGCACTGTCTATGCGATCTTCGATGCGAGTTTCCGCACCTTGGATTTCACAACAGCAAGAACAACCTTTGCCTCCACAACCGCAGCCTCCGCCACAATTGCCACCACGCCCGAAGCCATCACCACCGCCCCAAAAGCCACGGCTGAAAAGACTTCCAAGCAAAGCACCACCAAAACCCCAGCAGCACCACCAAAGCCACCACCAAATAAGCCACCTGCTCCCGAAGAAGCGCCAGAGTGATCGTACATCCTCGTACTCCCAGAATGATGTTTGTGATAAGATTCACGTCCGTCATGAATAGCCTTATGAAGCTTATCATGTGCGTCCTTCACACAATCATGCATTTCCTCGACATCCTCTTCAAGCTCCTCCAGCTTGTCATGAGTGACATCGTGGTCATGCGCTGACCGGCGATGATGCTCTTTCAGCATCGTGTGAACCTCGGTATGCGGAATATGGTCTAAACCATCCATTGAATTACTCCAATGTTACTTCGCCTACCACAAACTCCGGATCTTAAAGATCCCTGGTTATACTATATGTCAATGATATTATTGACTGATTAAAAGTGCATTTCTAAAGATTCGCGATCTTTAATCTGCAATTATTCTAAATCAAGCTACTTTGAACTTACCATCTGATTCTTCAATTACATTCATTAAAGTACTTTCTGCAGTTTTCACTTCAAATCTTACTATACGTTTACATCTAGGACACTTTGTTTCTAAAACGCCATCTAATTTACCGATTAGTCTATTGCATTTGCATCTTATAGAGAATAACTCATCTTTCTTCATGTCTTGCATGTTCCTCTTCCTTTTTTATTAGTGTTATAAAAAGCTTAGCTATGCATACGGAAGCCAAACTTTCAATGCAGGCATGGCGACGTAGAAAACATAACCCGATTGAAAACGCAAATACAATAAATTAATATTGTAGATAGGCGATGTGCCTTTCAAGATAATTCTTAATTAATTTAATATCACCAATTAGATAACATATTTTCTGCCCAGAGTTGCCCCATCATATCGTTGCTGTGATCATTTAAATGTAATCCGTCATGCAAACCTATTTGCAACAGGTTAGATGTATCTTTAACTTCTCCCCACAGAGATAAGAAATCAACACCTTTTTTAACTTTTAGATTATTTAAAAAAGTATCATTTAAAACACTATACATAGCATCTCTAAATAAAGCATTACGCGCCATATCCCTGCCCTGTGAAACAGGAGTATATGTCAGATAAACTTCATCTATTCCCGCTGCTAATGCATATTGCGTAATAGTAGTAACAGATTCTCTAAAATCATTTGTTGTCAAAGATGGGTAAGATACATCAGAAGAACCTATCAATAAAATTAGAACTTTTTTTCCTATCGCACCGGGGACATTTGCTAAAAATTTACCCATAAAACCCATAGGATCAAACAAAGGATTTCCAAAAGGTACAACACGCCATGAATCTGCTGGCGTAATAGGGCGCATATATTGCCACGGTAAAGTATCAGCACCTGTAAAATCTGAAGTTCCAACTGGAGGTGTTGTTGTTAAAGGGATATTTGCTGTACCCCACGTAACCTTATTTTTCCAAATTGCCCCATCAGATTGCATATATAAACCTGGACGTGTGGAAAAATTTGCTTCCCAAGGTATCATAAAACCTAGTTGGCTAACTGTAAATGTACTTGCTCCAATTGCATGATTATAAACTGCACAATTTATACCTTCTGTCCCCAACCGTTCAGCAAATGCCGGAAAACCGGAACGGCGGTTGCCATTAGGTTTTTGTGGGTCTTTAATCGGGCTTCCTCTGCCGTTATTGTAACCATTTATTAAACCACTACCTTCGGCAGTAGAGTGTCCAAGAATAAATACACTTACAAATTTACTCAAAATTGCGCTCCGAAAAAACCGCCTCCAGGATTACTATTGTAAGCAGCGGCAATCTGATTTAGATTCACAGGAAGAGCGGGAAGTTGTGCATAACATAAATCTTTAATTCTCATTCTCATACCAGTAACAGCTGCTGTTGGAGCTTGCCCGCCAATAGCTAAGGCAGTAGTTAGGCTACTGTGTGCAGGATTCGCCCAAGCGTTTGCTGAAACGCCATAAACTAAAATTCCATCAAACCAAATATAACAACCTCTGTTTGGGCCATCAAAAGCCCACATAACTTTATGTTCTGAATCAATCGGAATAGGCATTAAAGAGTCAGAATGCAAATTATTGCTTATCCCATCGCGTATATAAGTTCTAATTGCTTGTGCAGTAACTCCTAACATAAATCCGTACTGATTGAGAGTATTACCTGCAAAAAACATCAATGTCTCGTCAAACTCCTTCAAACTGAGCGTCATTGCAAGCATGACACAATTAGTATTAATGTTAGGCGAATCATTAAGAGTAAATAAAGTTCTGTTGGTTGAATCTGTTCCGCCAACGATAGCCCAGCCTTTCTCACCCCACAAATTAGCCTTTGTACCTAATACTTGATTTGCTAATAGCTTTCCTCTTACGTCTTGGGGATCATTTGTATTATTAGTTAATACTTTCAAAGGAAAATGCGAACCTAAAAATAAATTTGATTGTTCAGGTATAGAATCAAATTTTTCTGCTATCTCTTTTGCAAGAGATAAAGAAGAATAATCATTTAACAGTGCCATGTTAATCTCCAGCAAAGATTGCGTTTTTGTTTTCAAGCATAAAATCAATTAAAGCGCCTGCGAGACGTGTATGTCCTGGTAGTTCAAAATGCAAGCTATCAGGAACCCATTGTGAAAACACACTACCAGGAGAGGTCCATGGTGTTGGTAATCCTGCACGCGCCTCAAGATCATCTAATAGCAAGCAACCGAACCATCTTGCGAGAACTTTCAATGCATCGTTTATGCAATCTCGACGTTTTCTATCGTAATTATGGTGTGTAAATATTGGAATAAAAATTATAGCCTTGCGAGGATTCAATGACGTAAGTCTATATAAGCACGATGCAAAAGCTGTACATAATGTCGTATTTGTTGCATAAGAACCAACACCCGATGCGATTGTTGTACTTGAATCCCCATCAGTATTCCATGTGCTAGTACCGGCAGCGATAGTTACATAAGGATCACCAAGACGTGCAAGAAAAGTTAGATCATCTAAACCTTCTACCCAAGTAGTACCATCGTACGTACCACGTAAATAACCAATAATATCATTGTTTGCACCGACTATGCTAACACCGTTAAATCCGACAGGGATGCCTTGTCTAAAAACACGATTCAACCATGCATTATCATTTCTTCGATACGCACGAAAAGCAGAGCCGCCGACAGCATTATTAGTAATATGCATACCAAGAAAAGCAGCAGCTTTTTGTGTAAAACCATCTGTCGAAGGATTAGGAGTAACAGAACCTGACAAAGTAGATGCGCCATGTACAAGCAGTCCGATACCTTGGAAGGCGTCTCTCCATAAATCGTTTCTTTTAATTACAAAAATACCGGGCGCTTGTTCATTATTACCGTAAAGATTTTTCAAAGAATTGACTTCAGGAACATTTGTAATAGTATTACCAACAGGGGCGATTTTTTTCCAATCGCCATAATAACGGAAGGTAAAAGTACCTGTATATGCTGAAACATAAAATTGATCGCCTGCAATAATAATTTCCTTATTCATATTTACAATCATTGCTGCGACATCATTATCAGCCATAGGGGTTGTTAGTCCGACAGTCCGAGGAGCATAGGCTCCTTGTGTCATAATATCGGCAAAAATGTCGAGATAATCAGTTTCTGCAATATTCCATAAACGAAAATAGAAACCTAACCTTGGAGCCAGCACAGGATCATCAATCAATTCAACTGTATAACTTGTAGTACTAGATTCGGCTCTTGGGACAGTATTACCTGTGGCTATTCCAATATCATACATGTGCGTAACCATTTGCTGCACAGTAGTGAAACGCCCGCCTGTAATTTGCGGAACAACCGCGTCACCTTCAGCAGAAAGGCCCACACCGTCAACAGTACCAGCATCGTGCCACCGAAGAATTGACGCAGAAATAATACACAGTCTAAAAGCTAAAGAAGCCCACCTAGTTCCATTAGCATACGGCAATACTATCAAATGTGGAGTTTGGCGACCGGCTAAGTTTTGAAAAGTAGCTTTCCTAATCCCCGATAAACCTGGAAATCTTACTCCCAAAGCTGACACATTCGTGTAAGGCATTATAGGATTGAAAGCTGCATTTCCTAATCTGCTATTGGTATTGCGTTGAATTTCAAGATAAGGAGCAGATTCCGTAGGGGTATGAGTAACAGTATAAGAAGGAGGAGATTGCAAATCAACTGTTACTTCATTTCTGCTAACCCAATATAATTCAGGATTCACAAACATCGAAGCATCTGGGATACCACTAATTTGATCTACATTAAAATCAAGAGCAAATTCAGCAAGTTCAGTTTGTGTAACTAAGCCTGATAAATCCCCTCCACCACCTAGTAAATTGAGTTGTTGATTGATTGCTGTAAATTTACTAATATTTTGTTCATTCAATTGACGTTGAGTTGTAATAGAAGAAACAGCTTCTGTAGAAGGTGAAGAAAGAGTTAATTGATCAGAAGTACTTGCTCCTGGTTCGCCACCTACACTTAAATTAGCAACTGTTTGTTCGAGAACTGATAAATTTATATTAGTTGTTTCAAGACCGATTTGTAATGTACTTACTGCTGTAACAGCACCAGAAGCAACTGTTTGTGCGCTACTAGCTAAACTCTGTGCATTAGATGCAGTAGATTGTGCAGTTGAAGCGTCATCAATAACAGAATTAACTGCAACATGTATTGGATTAAGATGTTCAGCTTTTAAATATTCACCATCTACAAAAACTTTCGTGAGTTTGTCTGTCATTATCTTCCTCAGTACTTATTAAGGACTTCCTAATCGAGTACTTCCAATGACGAAGTCAATACCTAATTTTCCGTATTCCGATAGATCTCCGCCGCCAATTGCGGTCTTAACCGCGTCGTCTATAAGTTTTTTAATCATTTCCAGCAATTCTGTAGACAAAGTATTTATAGGTAATTGTAATCCATAGACTATCTGTGCTTCATTCCAATTCATGTTGGTTTCCAGCTTCCGAATAACTTTCTCAGAAAGCACATGGATTACCTTACCAAGAATATCTGTAACACTGATTGAAATATCAATAATTGATTGACCTAAGTCATGAATCTCACATTTTGGAAGTAAAATATGCGGTACAAAAAGTGTAATAATACCTGATTCATTATTCTGTAATAGATATTGATTAGATTCAATCCCATTAATCCAACATCTAAAACATAAAGGAGTTAAATCAATCGGTTCATAGAATTCAATAAAATCAAAATTTGCACCATTAAGCTCTGCAATTTGTATTTGTGTATCATTAATACGTATTGCCTTCACTTCACGTCTTCTACCATTTGTAGTTAAATAAAAATTACCACCATGAAAATTATGTGAAACTGCTGTCTCAATAATTAATGGATAATCTGTTACTATAGTTGCTGTTTTTGTGACAAATACTCGATTAAGTAATTGCCAAAAAATATTCAGATCTTCATTTAGATTGATTTCCACTCTTAGCTACCTTAAACGATGCTAATGGCGAATTTCCTTTTTTTCTGCTTTCAACATAAGCAGTACATTTCTCAATCAAAGCATCAAATGTATTACCAATTTTATTAAGCTCTTTTTCTATCTGTCGTATTTCTTGTTGTGATACTTGAATTTGGTCAAGCATGATAATTTCCCCGTAGCGTGCAATAGTGATGCACATATTAAATGTTTTGCTCAAATTTCATTTGTTTACTTTGCTTTAATTAATTCAATAAACATATCACGAAGCTTCTCAACTGCAGAATTGATCTCAACCAACTTAGTGTTAATATTTTCAAAACGTTCTTTATTGTGCTTTTCGAATTCATTACGAGAAATCATACCATTAAGTCGTTCTTCCAACTTTGTAATACGATCTCCAAGTTCTT